GTGTAAAGAAGAAGAAGTGGACTGCCAAGCAACAAGCAATGTTGGCAAATGCCAAAAAGAAAACTTTGGAAGAACTCCATAAGTTGGGTCGTCTTCCAAAGTCTCTTTATCACCGTCTTGGTTTATGATTTAAAAATTTCTGAATCTGTAACCACCAGGTTGCATTGCTGGAGGATCTGGTATATCACGCAATGTAGGTGTGCGTGGTAGTGATGGAGTATACCCTCCAGGTATTAGTGGATGTGGACTTGGAACTGGTACATACCAGTATTGACCAGGAACCCACCAATCTACGCCTCCTGGGTTTCGTGGATAATAGTGATAATACGTTGGGGGAGTTGTTGAACTGTCTTCCAGAACAAACTTTCTAAGTTTACGACTCCATTTGATTTTAAATTGTTCACCATACTGTTCTAAATGCTTTGGAAGTTTTGGTACTTTTTCTTCTACCCATCGATTGGTTCCACTGTCCCAATAATAGTATTTTCCATCTTCTGGGTATGGAGGAACTTGATCAGAATCATGAGGAACATTTTGCATTGGTCTGTTCAAGTATTCTTCCATTTCAGCATTAGAGGAGTGCTGATCCAAAATATACATAGCACCTGCTATGTTGCCTTCTAGCATCAACGATACCACTAAACTCAATCCAAAAAACTCAAATCCAAATAAAGCACCAGCTACTGCCCACATTACAATTGGAACCGCTTGATCGTTTGTGTTGTAGCTTAATATTTGTATTCTAAAATCTCGCAACAATTTAAATCTAACAGATGATGGTAGTCGTCTCCAAGTGTCAGAAATCTGCGGACCAGGCAATCCATCATCTACATATCCACCAGGAAATTCTTGATGATGTATAGACATACCATGAGGCCATGCTTCATCTATTGCTCTGTAAATATCATGACCAGGTGGAGGAGGATATTGGACGTTTGCTGGCCATCCAGGAGGTGGCCTTCTTGGCCAAGCAGCACCATTAGGGAATCTAGGCCAAACTACAGGCGCATATGGTTGATCTTCAGGCCATTCTTCCCATCCCTCCCAGGGTGTATCTCCCTGATATGGTTGGTGTGGACTCAATGGCGCATCTCTTAATCTCGGTATGTCATACTTTATTGGTGGTTAGTTTACTTCTGGTTCTGGTGGTGGTGCTTCTGCTTCCAATATTAAACGATATAAGTCTGGTAATTTTTTCATAAAACTATTTAGGAAACATTTAAATTGAACATTTTTGTAGTGCATGAGAATCCTGCTGTTGCAGCACAAGATCTCTGTGATAAACATGTAGTAAAGATGATCGTGGAGGGATGCCAAATGCTTTCCACGAATCATCGTCTGGCAGGATCGCATATTGTATATGCTCCTGTGCATCTTTACAAACAATCATTTATGAACCACCCATGTACAATATGGGCAAGGCAATCATATGAGAATTACATGTGGTTGGCAAATCACACACATGAATTGTGCAATGAATATAAGCATAGGTACAATAAAGTTCATTCATGTAAACAAATGGCAGAGTGGTTTCTTTTTCATCCGCTAGGTAGTGGAAAACTTACACCATTTGCTCAGGCAATGCCAGAGGAATTTAAAGTTCCTGGTGATGGTGTCGCTGCCTACCGTAAATATTATATTGGGGCAAAGTCTAAAATTGCCAAATGGAAATATACAGACCCACCAAAATGGTACTCTGACGCACTGGCAAATAATATGGTGGTTATCTAATGACTACGGAAGAACTAATACTATCAATATTGTGCTACATCTCACTATTATAAAAATTAGAATTCTTGACCAAGACCCTTGACAAAGCACACCCCTTATGGTATACTATACGCATACAAGTGAATTCCCCCACATCGCAGGCGGGGGTTCATGACAGGTCTACTGGAAATGGTATAAACTTGTATTGTAATAATACACACGGAGATACAAATGATTAGTTAAAAATGTCAGATGTATATTGGAAGAATATTATTATATTATGAGAGTTTGATGATTTAGAAAAAATCATCATTGCGTATCCTTATAGTTTCTAATACGCTCTTACCTACGAAACTAGGCGTTAAACAATCGGGGGGACTCGCCATCCCCCCGTTTCGTCGCCTCTGTAGCTCAGTCTGGTAGTAGCTGCTGACTTTTAATCAGCGGGTCACTGGTTCGAATCCAGTCGGAGGCACTATGAGTTTATGTAAACATTGCAATAAGGAATTTATTATTGCACCATCTAAAAGAAGTAAGATAAAAGAATGCAAACGAACTGTTTGTAATTCGTGTACTGTTTCTAAACGAAGATGGAAGTCAAAAATAGAATTAATTGTAAAATTGGGTGGAAAGTGTCAAAGATGTGGGTTTGTGGGACATCCTGGTTCTTATCACTTTCATCACAAAGATCCATCTAAAAAACTATTTGAAATTAATGCAAACAAATTACTTACAAAAGATAGATTAAGTGAGATAAATAAGTGTGAATTACTTTGTGCAAATTGTCATTGTGTTGAACATTCAAATAACAAGTTGTTAAAGAGTTTTGGATTAATTTAATCGCGGGATTAGCATATTGGTGATGCCCTGGATTTCCAATCCAGTAAAACGGGTTCGATTCCCGTATTCCGCTTATGAGTGATAACAGACAACATTCTGCTGGCAAAGGTGATAAACCCAGACCTGTTGACTACAAAAAGTGGTCAGACAACTGGGATCGTATCTTTGGTAAGAAGAAGAAAAAGAAAGTAAAGAAAAATGCCAATTGAATATGAGATGAAATGTCTCTATGAAATCACTACAGACGCGATCTCCAAGTATTCGGAAGATCATATGTCTGCATATTGGTTTATTAACATAGAGTATCATGTTCTTCGTGGCATTCTTGAAAATGATCGATATATTATAGATTATTTTCGAGGGTATCAATTGAACGCGATGCAAGATTTGATTCGTCGCGGTCTTTGGGTAAAGTGGAGTGAATGTAAACCCGTTCTTTCACCAGACCCGATCTACAAAATAAAGGTATGGGATGATACCCGTCCGATTCCATGTGGTGCTGATTGATACATAACATGGAGGATTCTATGGTTCCTGAAGAGGAAATTACATTAAAAATCAACAATAAAATTTGGAAGATTCGAATTGTAAAATCTACTGAAATGTCGCCTTATTCTCTTGGGGAATGTGATGATCCGAAATATGCCAAACCCGAAATTTGGGTGAAACGAAGTCAAAAACCAATTGACCTCATGGATACAATTATCCATGAGGTTTTACATGCTATTCGACCAGAATTATCTGAGGAGGCAGTTTTAGAAACTGCTACGACGGTTGCTAAGGCATTATGGAAATTAAATTATCGTAAGATGCCTAGGAATTCTAAATGAAAACATTGGCATGTTTTCTGGTTTCCCTGCCATCATTTTAAATACATTTCCTGCTTGCTGCGAATCGGGTGTATTGTCTTGTTCAAAATTACTGAACACAGACTGGTACACCCGTTGTTTTCGTTGAACCATATCAGGTCTAACATCCTCAGCACCCATAGTAAAGGTCGTAATATTTTTTCCTTGCTCTCTGAACGTTTTCTTATGGTGGGCAAGGATCTTGGGGAGTGCGTGTCGTAAAAAGTTTGCACCGCTTGCTGCAAAATCTGTAGAGGTTCCAGTATAGTCACCATTTCTTCCAAACCCAAGCAAAGTTATATGTTCATTTGGTCTATGTTGCATCGTTGCAAGAGAAACTTCCCATCTATCAGGTTTACCTTCCATTCCTGGAATTTGTACCTTGTAATGATTCAGATCAATTCCGCCCATGCTACCGATTCTTACAGGTTGAATATTACCATGTTCGGATGTTGAGGCTAATAGCGCATCTTTATTATTTGATTTTAAATGTTCGGAAAATGGTTCTAATATCATATATTTTTATTTATCAAAAGATTCTTCCAAGAATGTCGTCAAGGGGGCTTGACAACCATCCATTTTCTGATATACTATATGCAGTTAACCGACAGCACCCGCAACCTGTGCGAGTCGGATGGTTAAAAGGTTGCAAAAGTTTAGAAAGGTTTCAGAAAATCGTTATGGCAAACACCAACACTCTCAGCAAGAAGCGTCAGGTCATCAATCATCTCTCTCGCGGTTGGGGCATCGATGCCCGTGAAGCACTCAACAAGTACGGCGTTCAGAACCTCCGTGCAACCATGAGCGACATCCGTGAGCAGGTCGAGGCATACGGCAACTGGGAGATTGAGACTGTCGAGAACGGAAGCAACACCCGTTACTTCATGCGCGACACTCACCCAGGTCGTCGCACCTATGCCTTCCGTAAGGATGGCACTCGTTACATGATCACCAACGGTTGATCTGACAATTCAATACCCGCGAAGATGTGATGGAAACATCACATCTTTGTTTTTATGACAGACTTTGATAATCTTTTGAATTTTACGTTTCCATTGTGTATGGAAATTCCTCGTCAAAAGAAGCACATTTCTTTAATATTTCATAAGAATAGACTTCTTTCAATTGGCAGAAACTGTTTCAAGACACACCCAAAGGCAAAGGAAATTGGATACCCATACGAAGAGATGCATTCTGAATTGGATGCATACCGCAAACTTCCACACAAGTATCGTGGGTTGAAACTTTGTTTGGTGAACGTAAGATTCAATAGATTTCGACAACTAAGAATGTCGAAACCGTGTGAACTGTGTACCCCTTGGTGTCTTGAAGTATTTGACGATATATACTATACAGACAACGAAGGAATTCGGAGAATGGAGTGAATTATGAAATATGTTCTAAAAGAAACAAAAGAAACATGCCAAATTGTAGATCGTTATGTTGATCTGTTCGGTAACAAAATGTGCAAGATCAAAACCGAATCAGGAAACATCATGGAAGTGGAAGAGTCTGATCTTGCTCACTTTTTACAGGATTAATCATGCCATATCGTCTTCACATTGATATTCCACTCAACATGAGTGAAGATGAAGCATTGATTGCTTCTCGTCAAATCCTAGGCATTCTTGCTGATGAAGAAACTGATGCATTGATTCTCAATGCAATTGGTATCGAAGAAATCAATTATCGTCTTGGTCACGATGACGACCGACAAAAGAGCAATTACTTCATCAAAGACACAAATGGTCATGTAAACAACAAGAAGTCAAAAATTGTTGTTCCAAAGACTACGCAACTCTAGGTTCTAATGGAATATTGAACTTCCTACCAAATGATTGGTAAAGTTTATGTTTCTTTTTTCCACCTTCATCGTCTTTGTATGAATACTTGATTGCTTTAATTTCACTTGGAGAATTTTCAACGTGATGTTTGATGTGAGATAAGACGGTATTGTAAACTTGTAGTGCTTCACTTGTAGATCTTGGTTTTTCAAGTCTTTCAAGCGAACCATTTACGAAAAATTTAATATCTGATTTGTCTGAAAAGAAACTGTGATCGATCTTAGTTAAAATTTCATTATCTCCAACTTTAGATCTATAAGTTCTAGACAAAGATACCCCAGGTATTATTTTTTCATCAGAGGGTGATATGTTTTCTGTTGATTGTTGATCTATGTCAACAATTTCGGAAATAAGAGTTTTAAAAGTCTTCATAAAAATATGTATGAAGGCTTGACATCTGAAGTGCATCTGCTATAATAGATGCATCAACGCGCTGCGGGAGGTCTTGGTTATCTCAGCTCGACTTATAATCGAGTAAGACTTGGTTCGAATCCAAGGCAGCGTATTGCGCCCTAATAGATTAACCGGCTAAATCCCTGCCCTTTCAAGGCAGTGAGTCGGGGTTCGAGTCCCCGTTAGGGTATTTGCGTAGGATCAGTCGAGAGCGCACTCGGAGGCACACTAGAGTTATTGACTTATAAGCAATAACTGAGAAGGGGTTCAAGTCCCCCACTACGCTTTTGGAGTATAACATGACATTACCAAATGAATGGTTCATCTCAATGAAAAAGAATCGTCAGTTCTTGTTTGATCTTCTTGATCCAACAAAGACACCGAAGGTTCCCAAGGAAATTCGTAAGCGAGCATCTGAATGCTTGAAGCATTTTCCGATGGACTTTGAAATTCAAGAACTAGAAACAATGTTTGAGAATTCCCACAAGGATAAGGGAATTCTCATTGGTGAAACAAATAAGGAACTTCAAAGAATCGCTGGTCAAGCAATTCTAGTGAATTCAAGTCTCAGCAAACTTAGTTCTGCAATTCAAAATACACTAAATAATCCTTGATATCGTTGATCTTTGTGAACTAACCTAATGCACGGGGGTGCGAATCCCCCCATCTCCATTCGACGGGGATGAACAGAATCGACATGGGTGTGTAAGCAATAGGGAGATATTCGAGAGGTCGTCAACAACCCTCGTTAAATGCCAAAGTTGGCAACATAAATGCCGCACCAATGCGGATGGCTGCTTGAAGCAGTGGGGAATGGTTCTCCCGCATCTGAATGAACTACCCACCAGTGATGGTGGGTTTTTTATATACATAGTAGTAGGATGACGTTCGTGATATCTATAGTTTGCTTATATTATCTCTTATTCATAATTTTTCATAAGAGCATGTTGTATAAGGAATCTATATGAACAACCCACAAGACGACTTCCACACACAATTGTTAAGATATGGTTTAGATTTAGGATTTTTGGTATCTGGTTTTTTCGGGGCATTATTGCTCTCGTTTAAAAGCAAAAAACAAAAAATAAGCAAATCGATTTCTTGTATTATCGCAGGAACCCTTTCAGCAAATTATTTAACACCCCTCATATTGAATTTTGCTCCAATATCAATACAGGAAAAAGCAAAATATGCAGTTGCCTTTATGATGGGTTATATGGGATTAAAGGGTCTTGAATTTATAATTGATATGATAACTGATTATCTCAAAGCAAAGATTGCCACGAAAAAATAAAAGTAGTCATTGACAAATCATAAATACAAGATATAATGGAGATCACCCATGACAAAGGAAGTAAATAGAAGCGAACTTATTCATGTTCAAACGACAAAAGATGGTCGTTGCATAGATATGCTTTTAACGCTAAAGGAAATAGAACGCGGAGTTGATCGTGCAGTTGATCCAAAGAATACTAACATGATTTCTGCAAATTGCTCCACTTGCTGGCCCGTGGAAAAACCACCAAAATGTACATTTTGGGATCGTATTTTATATCGTTGTTCAGAGAAATAAAGGAGTTAATATAATGTCTGTGAAAATTATTCGTCTATTGAGTGGTGAAGAAATTATTTGTAACCTAACTGTAAATAATAATGACACTGTGACTGTAAAGGATCCATCGATTCTTATTCCATCCCCAGAGGGCAAACTTCTACTTGCTAAGTGGATTCCATATGGCAATATACAGGATGGTATTACCATTAATACCAGGAATATTATATTCACTGTTGATCCTCAGAAGGAACTTTCAGACCATTTCACAAATGTGGTCGTCAATAATCTAGTGGTTCCTGGTAAGAAGTTAATTGATCCATCAACTAGTGGTCTAAAACTGACAGTTTGAGCTTGACAACCCACAATTATGTGATATAATTGTGGTATATTCCCGTAGCTCAGTTGGATAGAGCAACGGTTTTCTAAACCGTTGGTCAGTGGTTCGAGTCCACTCGGGAATGCTTATATGAATAAAAGCAGAATTCGTGTTTATAGTCTAAACGGTCTACCTTATTATAATTGGAGAAAAAAAATGACAAACAATTCAAATCGTAATCTTGTAATCGCCCTTGCTTCTGTTGGTTTTGCTACTCAAACATTTGTACTAATTTGTGGTGATGCTCTTGCTGCAAATTATGCAAATGTCTTCAATGCATTTGGTTCTCTTGCACTCTTTGTATCTTTTGTTTGGTATGTTCTAGATCAACCATCGGCAGATGCCAACGAGAAGAATCGTTCAGAGATCTACCGCGACATGGAATCAGTATATCGTTACATCGATGATGTTGCTCGCGATCTTCGCGATGAGATTCGTGATTCTGATCGCAATGCCTCTGACTCTCACTGTTCGAAGAATTCACGAAAGTGATTGTTTGAGTAGATGATAAAAGTTACATACACTTATTCATTTGATGAATTAAGTGGAAAACCTAAAAGATTCTTAGAATCTAAGACAGATTGCAAAATTTTGGGTTACGGTGTTTCAATGGACACCGTAACCCTTTCTGTTTTATACGAGACAAACGAATCGTTTATACGATTGAATAACGAATTAAAAACTAAATTTAAATTAAAACCAAAACAGATCAAAACTGTTTAGAATGGTCTTCCATAAAAACTATTTTTGCTGTTGTTGTTTTTAAGGACTGGACCAGAAATGGTATTGATACTGGATATGGCATTTGCTAGGTTATTTGTTATTTGAATAATGCCAGTGGTTGTATCTGTTTGAACTGCTGCATCAGTTTCTGGAGTCGAACAAAATGTTCCAACTGTTATTTCAGTCGTGATTCCTTTAGAATTACTTGATCTCATTCTGCACTGAGATATCGTGTTGTTATCCGTACAGGAAACAACAACACCATTTGCATATTCGATGCAAGATCCAACATCAGTTTCACTTACATTGGGTTCGGTTGAATATGCATCTACTACTGAAACATAAACCAATACTGTGGTCTTAATGTTTGTCAAATCTATTGCACTGATGTCACGATCAATGACAATATATTCGTTACCATCTGTATCTACATCAATTTCCAATATTTTGGCAGATTTATCCATGTCTGTTATCTTGATGTAGTCTCCAACCTTGACACCAAGATAATTAAATGAATTTTTTGTATTCTTACCAAATCTGTTTTTGATTACAGTTTTATCAGTTGTCGATTTAAAGGTGGTTGCTACGATATATGGAATTTGTTCAAATCTAGTTTTATCGTATCGATTTATTTTGTTTGATAAAATTGTACCAGATATTACATCTGCTTCAACGATGCCATTGAAATAACCTCGGAATCTATAAACACCACTCACATTTGCCGTCACATTCAAATTAGGATCATTATAAATTCCGTTGGCTATCGTAATGTTTGTTCCAGATTGTATCTGATTGAAAAAATCAAATATTGGTTTTTCTAAATCAGAATTTGTTTGATTTGTGAAGTCAATCAGAACTTTAGTATTGCTACTATAGAATACAAAACTTGGAGTTGAAGTAATTCCTCTATTCAGAGAACTTGTTTCTGATTTGTATTTTTCAACCTTCAGACCATATAAAAACCCCTCACGAACAAGAATTAATTTTTCTTGTTTGACTTGAGATTTTTTATTGGATATGTTTAGTTTTCTGTGTATCACGATCCAATGAATGTTATTGTTGCTGTGCTTGATGCACTTCTAGCAACGATTGTTGCTATTGAGGAGACTTCTAGGAAGATGACCTCTCCTGGACTTAGAATGTATCCAGTGGTCGGAGAGACTGCTAAAGAATTTCCAATGTAAATGTCTACTGTGTTTGTAGATGGCGATTTTAGAGTTATTCCAACTCTTAATTGGTCGTTTCCTAGTAGGACTGGTGTGGTGGTAAGAGTTCTTTGACCGTGTTGGAATCTAGTTGGTCTGGTAGTTGATGCTACGTTTACTTTTGCACCAGCACCAGAGGCATTTACTAGATTTAGAATATCTAAACCGTATCCTGCATTTGTTCCAACGGCATCTATATTTGTCTTGAGGTCTTCAATTGCAGAAATTAGATCTGTATCATCAATTGTAACTGATCCAGATACACCAACTGGAACTGCACTGTATGCTCCGATTTCAACAGCACCACCAGCAAGACTTCCTTGTATTGTTAATGGAATACCACCAGATAGACCTTGAACCTTAAGTGCGTTATTTACGTTATCGTTTGTTACACCAATTGTCGATGATAAACTTACACTGAATGTCATTCCTACATTGGTGAGTGCTACCTTCAAAGCATCACCAGAAATACCAAGTCGTGTACCATTTACGTTTAAGTTTGTTTCGACGTATGTTGATCCACCTGGACCATAAACAGATATCGAATCATCGACTGCGAGTAATTGGAATCCACCGCTGATTCCTACGTTTCCATATACTGTAACACTGTCAGTAGAAGAACTTAATCTTCTTCCACCAGTAATACCTATCGCAGTAGCACCACTTATGCCAAATACACCAATATTATTTAAAACTGCAACAGTACCAGTTATACCAATTGTTGTTCCATTTGTTATTCCCTGGACTCTACCAGATATACTAACTGGAGAATCGGTAGTAAAGGTTGATCCCTTTACAATCAGTGGTATTGTTGGATTGGTTCGAACATAGAAATCGCCAGTTCCAGATATTGTACCAGATACACCAACTGCTGATCCAGTAGAACCATAAATCTTTACTGGTGTTGGATATGATTCGGTGACTCTATAAGTGCTATTTTCGTCACCCCATGCAAGCTTTGCAAGCTGAGCGTGTGCTGCACTAAAACCAATTGCTCCACTTGTTCCGTAATCGGTAGCGATAACGGCAGTACCAGAAGCAATCGTAATCTCAATGTTGTCAGCAGTATATGGCATAAATTATTTCCTTTCAAATATATATACTATTATATTGACATGTATCTAAAGGTCGATATACTGTTATTATGATATTCCACATAACCAAAGAAGAATTTTCCAGACGAGTTGAAAATTATGTTAAAGAGAACAATTGTTCTTATTTAGATTCAGTTATTCATTTTTTCGAAGAATACTCTTTTGATTTTTCACTTGCTCCAAAATTATTGACAAAACCACTTGTCGAAAAAATAGAGCAAGAGGCAAGAGATTTAAACTTTTTACCAAAAATTAAAAATAAATTGCCATTTGGTTGACAAGTGGCATAACTAGTGTATAATAGAGAAGTGGGGAGTACCCACTACAAACAAGTCCGAAGGAGATCTTCGGGGAAAGTAAAAGGATATGAAGAATAATACGAAAAGCAATATTGATAAGTTGATTGGTCTTCTGGAAGAAAAGTCAGACACCAAGAATTACAAGGATGATCGCTTCTGGCGTCCAGAACAAGATAAGTCAGGAAACGGATTCGCAATCGTTCGTTTCCTTCCAGGTGTTGAAAACGACATCCCCCTTGTTCCACTAAATTCACACGCATTCCAAGGTCCAGGTGGTTGGTATATCGAAAACTGCCTAACAACAATTGGTCAAAAGGATCCAGTTGTTGAACTCAATACCATGCTTTGGAATTCTGGTCTTGATTCTGACAAGGATATCGCTCGTCAGCGAAAGATCAAGAAGCACTGGATTGCCAACATCTATGTGGTTTCAGATCCAACAAATCCACAAAACGAAGGAAAGGTATTCCTTTTTAAGTTTGGAGCACAAATCAAGGACATGCTTCTCAATGCAATGAAACCCGAATTTGAGCAAGATGATGCAATCAATCCTTTCAGCATTGATGCTGATGGTGCAAACTTCCGAATCAAGATCAAGCGAGAGAACGGATACATCACTTACAAGTACAGTAAGTTTGATTCACAGAACGCTCTTTCCCAAGATGAATCTGCAAAGAGTCGTATTCTGAAGTCTCAATATGCATTGAAACCATTCAATGACGCATCAAACTTCAAGTCTTACGATGAACTCAAGGCACGAATGAACGAAGTTCTTGGTGGTGACGTTCGTGGTGTTGCTTCACCTCAGAAGACCGCTGAAGATGTTGCAGACGAACTGGTAGAGAAGAAACCATCTCTCAAGTCGAAGAAACCAGTAGAGCAAGACGTTGATGATGAATCAGATGCTCTCTCGTACTTTCAGAGACTAGCACAAGAGTAAATTTAGACAACCTTTAACCTAAAACAGTCCTCCAGTTTGGAGGACTGTTCATTTTATCAACAAATGATTCTATGGTTGTTGATCTGGTGGTGATATTATTGAAATCCCTTGCACCACTGGTATTTAATGTGGTTGCTGCTGGAATCGAATTTCCTGCTATGATTTGACCATCACGCATTTCAACAAATTCTTGTTGACCATCGGTTGGTTTTCCAGTTTGATTTTTTGCCATGACCATCAGTGCTTCATCTCTTTCTCTCTCACGGGTTTGAACTAATCTTTCATTGTTCTCTGATATTTCTGCTGCACTATCGTAAAGAGTTTGATTCTGTTCTATTTTAATATTTTCAGACTCATAGAAATTGATGGTGTTTTCTTTGAGTCGTGCATCAAATTCCGTATTCAGTACAGTCTTTGGGAGATATGACATTTCAGCGTAATTCGACAACGCACCCTGTGTTAGATCGTGTAACACATCATATGATCTCTTAAGATCTATATTTTTAGATTTGACTTGAGATTCCGAATACGAATAATCAGAAGGAACAGACGGCAAGAAGGTGTCGATTCGTCTTATATCCAATACTGGTTGTATTGGACCAGAATTTACTGCTTGCTCCATCAATTTAATTTTATCGTTTCCACTTTCCAAGAAAATTAGTTCAGACTCTCCACTTGGTTTGGAATCCGTGGATGAGTTTTTTTTTAATTCTTCTGGATTCGTTGTACCAGATGCTAGAGCATTGTTTACTATTTGGTTTGTAGTATTTTCTTGCATTCTGGTTGATGACGAAGATCCTCTTGGGTTTACAGTCACATTAACATTAAAATTATTATTCACGACACCAGATGCATTTTCTGATTGCTCTTCCTGTTGTGGTAAATTTTCATTTATTTGAGAACCACCAGAATTGATTGCAACCATGTTGCCATCAAAGGCATCACCCAATTCTTTATTTGCAATTGATCTGTTATCGTCCATGTCTGTTTGCCTTTTCTTGTAGTTTCTTTAGATTCTGATCCTCAATATGCTGCCTCAGTTGTTCTACAAAAATGTCTCTTTCCCATGGGATCATATTTTCTATGTCTGTTAAACTTTGTTTTTGTATATACATCAAATTAAAGTTTAACTTAAATATGCTGTTTAGACTTGTGTAGCTGAGGCAGATTGAAAAAAATCACGAATCCCCTTTAGCATTAATGTTCTTTCAACCTGATCTGATGTTTTATATTTTATTTCATGTTGAATCTTTGGCATGGTCTTGAAGAAGTCAATCAGTTTATTAAATTGCATCTTTGTTAGTAATTCTACAAATTCTTGAATTTCTTCTTTAGATGCATTTTTTGTTTCTATTAGTTCCTTTTGAGTCTGGATTGATTCTATGCATTTGAGCATCATGTCATAATAATCATCAGTTTCTTCTTTGTCGATAAAGTCTCTTAAATTTGGATATCTTAATTTAACTATAAAATTATCTAAATTTATTTCGTTTGTGTGGTTTTTATTTAAAACTGGTTTTATGTCTTCCAGATTCAAATATAAAGTAATCTTTTCCTTTGTGTGTGGACACACAATAGTTGGTTCTATTATTTCTCCTATCGATTTGCATCTTAGTTTGACAAAGAAATATTCGATATCAAATATTGGTAACTTTTCCACATCCTTCATCTCAAAACAAGACTCTATCACCGATCCCAAAGTAGTCAGGAAATCTTGAGTGTTTCCTGTGCTGTTTGCCATCAGTAGTGCTTTTTCTTCCTTAACGGTAAAGGGTCTGAATTTTATTTTCTTTCCAGTAGAAGGTTGAATTGTGTTGTACTTAGGCAGCGAATTCCTCAAATTATCTAAAAATTCTCTCATGATTACCTCATATGTAAATATAGTCTTTATACTGAAATGATACGGTAAAAGTTGGATATCCAGATCCGTCTGATGCTAATGTCAGTGGACTAATTGTTGCTGGATATGCTTCCTTTAATACTACTGTTCTGTTTGGTTGCTTGGTTTGACTGTTCAAGCAATTTATGACAACAGTCCCAATTCCACCATAATAATCAACATAGTCATTAAATTTAGAATTTCCAAAGTTGGCATTCTTATCTTGTACACCACCACTGGAAAGACTTTGTGTTATTGTATTAAATTGTTGACCAGTTAGTTGTGGTACAGTTGGTTCACTTGTTGAATTTTGTTGTGTATCCAGTGCAATTTGTTGCTCAACAGTTCTTGAATCATTGCGAATTATGGTATTCATCCAAGACTCGATATATGTTCTTTCTGCCCAATCCTGATATACTATAAAAGACATACTGCATTGGGTATAACCTCTTTTATATGGCACTTTACGAATGGTTCCCCATATGTCATGGTCGTATGTAATGAATAATCTTCCAGGAAGAACAACATTCATGGGATAGCAGACTATTGGTGTTCCATTACCTTGAGCAAGAACCACCTCGTACATACCAGATATCTGTGGACCGCCCCTAGACAGAACGTCTTCTCTGAATTGAGTTATGGTTTCGCTTACTTTACTTGTTGCCATCGAATAGCTCTTTTTCTGTAAGTATTATAAACTTCCATGAATTAGATTCGCAAAACTGTTTTGCTGCTTCCCACTTACTGGTATTTATAGCATAAGTAATATTTTCATTAATAAAAGATCTTTTTGATTTTCTTTTGCCCATTTCTGGTTTTTTTGTTTGTTTTGCTGGTTTGATCTCGACAATCATTGTTTCGACTTCACCGCTTTTACTTTTTTTCTCGACAATAAAGTCTGGAATGTATTGGTGTACTAGATTGTCTACGGGTGATTTATAGGGTATACGAAGAGTCTCAAATGACCATCTTAGGATATTTACATTCTCGTCTAAGAATTTGCAAAATTTTCTTTCCCACAACGACCTACAGATAATATTATTTGGGTCACCTATATATTTTGTAGTATTCTTTGGTGTAAATCTAGTTTTGTAGGGCATCAAAATATTTAGGAGAAAATAATGCCAGGTTATGTATCAAACGTAGCATCGCTTCAAGAATCAACTGGAACATTTGTTTTTCCTAATGATGGAGAATTGGTCAGTAGTATACCATTATGGATGAAATTCTATTGTTTTGAGTATTCAAATACCGCACTCAACAGGGTTGCTTCGTATTTAAGATCCCAGAATCTTGCAAATGTTCCTGGACTTTCAAATCTGAAAGCACAGATTTATGTTCCAGCACCAACAGCATACGAATCGCTCACTTCTCTGCAATACAATCGGTCAGTAACTACTGCTGGTAATGCACTTCCTGGTCTATTAAACAAATTAGCAGACATGGCAAAGACATCCACGAATCCTTTTATAAAAGCAGTAGTAGATGGTGTGTCTCAGATTGCAGATGACGCAGAACAAACTGCAAAATTATTAGGAACAATTGCTGGTGGTGGATTTGGATATGGTCAAGACATACCATTAGACTTAAACGATCTACAATTCGTCGGTGCTGGATCATATAGATCGTATGATATTAGATTATATTTACCATGCTTATCCGTAGAGGATTCTATGAAAGCAGGAAAGATAATTAGATCATTTGAAGCACTGGCATTGCCTACAGCATTATCGGTGGGCGGTATTTTTGCAACTAGATATTTTCACCCACCACTCTGGGTATTTGGAATTGGACCAGTTGATAGTATGAAGTTCGATCCTGATTGGACTGGATATCCACAATTGTGTGTGTTGCAATCCATTAAGGTAAGAAAGACCGCTGTAGATGCTAATTCAGTTTCTGCCTTCTATGATAATGCATCATTCAAACCCGTTGCATATTCAATAAGTTTACTATTCAGAGAACTAGAACCAGCAATAAGAGTAGTCGGTCTTGGTGATCAGGTTGGAACCACCATAACAAATAGATCTGGTGCTATAATCGGAACTGGTACTAACATTGCAGCAAAGGTAACTGGACAGTAATATGCTTTTTAAGAATTATCCACAAATAACTTATCGTATAGGATCCAAAGATATAACATTAGTTGATATTTTTAAAAATATAGCATTCACTAATGTAGAAAATAACAACGCATTCGATGATTACTACATTCAAGACGGAGAAAGTCCCGAAAATATATCTGCAAAGATTTATGGATCTGCATCTTATGCTTGGATAATTTTACTAGTTAATAATATAGTGCATATCAAAAATGATTGGTTTATTAGTGCTTCAGAATTTGATCAGAGAACACAATCACAGTTGGGTGGAGATGCAATTTACATAGCAGCATTACCAGATATTCAACCTGGTGATATTATGGTTAAAGTTTTAACCGAAACTGATGGGTTTGCACAAACCGTGGATATTCAAAATTACAGACACGTTGCGGAATTTGATCGCAATCTTAGAAAGGTAAGAGGAATATCTGGTGCTGGTAATATAACACTAGGCAACTTAGTTGTTTTTGCAAGACTTAATGCAGATGGTTCTGTTGTTCCATTACAATTTAATAATCAAGCACAAACACCAACACCCACAGACTTCACAAATGTATTACACACAGAAAAGTACATAAACAGTGTTGATTATTTCATAACAGGAAACAACGTAGTTCTAAATCCATATTTGAATATTGGGTATCCTGGTCCTAGTGGAATTTCACCATCTACCACATTTGTTGATGCATCGGCAGGCATCTATATCAAAGACAATTTTGCGGATACCTTATTGTTCTACTATATGGATAACGAAGGTGTATTGCCAGCAGGGGTATCGAAAGTATCCGTGGGTACAGAAAATTACAATAAATACATTGAGAACCAAAAAATTCGAATATTAAAACCAGAATTACTTTCTACTGTAATTTCTGCGATAGAGAATGCACTAAATGGTGACGATATAGGAAAGATCTTTAAAGTTGAATTATAATGGCTGACGATTTTAAAACATTAACAACAGTAAAAAACTCTCAACCAGCAACAGCATCACCTGGTGATGATTCTGTATCTTTTAATGGCAATCTAATTAAAACAACAGAATCAAGAATTCAAGAATTAACAATAATCAAAGAAACCGATTCTGGATCTATAGATTTTAAGATTCTCCCATGGGACACAACGGTATCGGCAAGTTCGCCTTTATCATCGATTGGGTTTAAGGAATCATTATACAATGGTTGCATTTTCGGAAGCATAATTGTATTTGATATTAGAAATTGGATCGATGAATTGCTTTTCAATGGACAAGAGAAACTAAATATCAAATTTAAAATAGGTAAGTCTGATAAGTTAATAGACATGACCTTTTTCATCTATGATGCAAAAAATATAACAGACTCTGCCAATCATCTGGAAAC